GTGGTGTGTATGCCTTTAAACCACCAATGGATTTATCCATCATTTGCGCGGCAACACGTTCGGTTGGCTTGTCTGCTTGGTTCATCAACTTAGTCTGAGCTGTTGCGGTTAAGTCACTGCCAACCAATACAACCAAGCGTGGGTCGTTGCGGAATTGTTCAGGGATCAAGGTGTTCTTAACTTCGGTAACAATGGCGTCTAATGTTTTGTATTCACCATCTTTCAAAACACCTGTTGCATCAGGGTTAAAGTAAATCGCGTCAGTCATTACCTGATCAGGCGCTTTCTCTTTTACTAACTGATGCCAGCCTTTGTTAACGTCTTGACCAAGCGGGTTGGCAACAGGATCTGTGTCTATTGCCGCAGAAGTACCATTAAAGCCAATGCGTAAAATGTCGAGGGCAAAACGCATAGTGGCGTTTTCACTCATTAGTTTCATGAATTGACGTTCACTGCCTGCGTTGGCCCATACTGCTAATGTGCCCCAATCAACAAAGGCACAAGAGTCAGTTTCTACCAGTTCATAGGTATTACCGTTAACATCTTGTCCTGAAGTAAATCGACCACCAGACTTACGCCCTGTGGCAATGCCTGTATTACCTACGCTAGCCACTTGACCTTTAATTTGGTCAACGTCCATCATGGTGATCAGTTTTAAAAACTCGACTGAATCAAGAATGGCGGCGCGAAGTTTGGTTTCCATTGGGCCAGTAACGCTAAATTGCTTACTCACGTCTGGTGTTTGATATCCGGTGGCCATGTTCGAGCTATATGCAAGCAAACAGGCTAGTGCAATTGGTGTTAAATTCATGATGCTATCTCGCTGCTAATAAATGACTAAAGTGGTTTAGTGGGTCTTAAACCACTGAGTAAGATTCGCCTAGACCTGCTGGATCAGGCTCTTGGCCTGCAGTTTCTTTGCTTAGCGCATTGAACTTGGTTTCCATTGCACCGAGCTTTTCTGTTAGTCCGGTTAATAGGGTTTCAACTTTGCTGAACTGTTCAGCACTAACACCTGGCTCGTCTGTTTTATCAGTCACTGTGGTGGTATCAATTTCAGTTTTTTCGGTACCAGTTGCTTCTGGCTTTTTGCCAAAGGTGTCAACTTTGGTTTCAAGCTCTGTTAACTTGCTGCCAAAGGTTTCAAACTTGCCCATTAGGGCGTCAAATTGTGCTTTTTCCATTGCTGGTTCCTCGGTTGGGTCGGTTGCCGCGTTTGGCTTATTAAAGTAATTGCGTAGCATGGCAAACAAGCCCTGTTCCGTAGGCGTTGCTTGTTCCGTAATGAAGTCACTTTGTTGTAACTCTTCTAATTGGCTATATTCGTGGTCGTGGTGATTGTCACCGGCTGAAAACTTAAGGCGGGTTGTACCAGTTGATGCAGGCGAGTCGGTTACGGCAATACCCGATAAATAGGCTTTGCCCGTTCCTTTGTAATCAATGTTTGGCTCGATTGACATAAACAGCTTTTGACCTTCTTGGTTAGCTGCTAATAAGTAATCGTTGGCGGTTAACTTGACATATAAACGCAGTTTTCCGTCTTTAGTTGAGGCTTTGACTTCATCTACTATTCCCCAGTTTTTACCCTCAAACGGTGCCCATGATGAACGGAAATGTTCAGGCCAAATCATGGCAGTATATTCATCCACTGAATATTGTGCGGCCATGTCTTCAATCCACTGTTTGGTGATAGTGCGACCGTCGACTGTTGCGCCTTCGGTTGCTGCGATAACCCATCCAGTTTGCTTGCCCATGTGTTTGCCTGCCTAAAGTCGTTTAATGCGTAAATGCTGTTTATGCCTACAGCTTACGGCTTTGACAAGGTGCAATCACTTGGCAAAGTTCGGCGTAATTCCGATTTTTGCATTATCGGAACTGAGCCGATATTTAGTCCGTTATGAGTGCTGCGATAGTCAATACACTGGCAATATTAATCATTAACCCTGAGTGATATGGCCTACTCTCCTGAAATTCGTGAAGCCGCAAAACGGCTTTATTTACGCAGACACACCCCTGATGAAATTCGGGACGAGTTAGCCCTGCCCAATAATCGGGTGGTGTACTACTGGGCCGACAAATATGGCTGGCGTGATTTACTGCGAGAGGAAGAAGTAGACGAAGCAATTGCGCGCCGCATTGTGATGCTGTCGGATATTCAGGACAAATCAGGTAATCAAATAAAAGAACTCGACATGCTGATTGAAAAGCATGTGAAGTTGAAAAAGCAGCGCTTAATCAGCGAGGGCCATTCGTTTGGTTCCGGTTCAGGTTCCAAGTCTAGTAATAAAGGGAAAAGTCCAAAAGGTGGCGAACATGCAGATAATGACGATAAACCACGTAAAGGCCGCAAGCGCAAAAACGATGTTAGCCATTTAGATGCTGAAGACTTTGGCACCTGGTACGCATCGCTTTTTGAATACCAAAAAACCATGCATGAAAACTTGCATCAGCGTATTCGAAACATTCTAAAAAGCCGTCAAATTGGTGCTACCTATTACTTTGCTGGTGAAGCATTTGAACAGGCAGTATTAACAGGGGATCCGCAAATATTCTTGTCGGCGTCACGTTCGCAAGCTGAAGTGTTTCGCAGTTACATTATCGCCATTGCCCAAGAGTTTTTTGAAATTGAATTAACCGGCAACCCGATTGTGTTGCACACCAAACACGGTGATGCCGAACTGCGGTTTTTAAGTACCAACAGCAAAACCGCGCAAAGTTATCACGGCCATGTGTACGTTGATGAATACTTTTGGATTGGCAAGTTTGATGTATTAAATAAATTAGCCTCTGCCATGGCTACCCACAAAAACTGGCGTAAAACCTACTTTTCAACACCATCCACTAAAGCCCATCCGGCTTACTCATTTTGGACTGGCGACCATTGGCGACAAGGCAAGCCTGACCGTGAAGATGTTGAGTTTCCCACCTTTAATGCCATGCGCGACCGTGGCCGATTATGCCCAGATAAACAATGGCGCTTTGTGGTCACCATTGAAGATGCATTGGCAGGCGGCTGCGGCTTATTTGATATTGATGAACTGCGCGATGAATACAACGGTGATGATTTTGCCAACTTGTTTATGTGTGTGTTTGTTGATGATGCCGACAGTGTATTTAAGTTTAGCGACCTTGAAAAATGCATGGTTGATGCGGCTCGATGGCAGGACCATAAACCCAATGATTTGCGGCCATTTGGCAACCGTGAAGTGTGGCTTGGATATGATCCGTCACGCACCCGCGATAATGCAACGTTGGTTGTGGTTGCACCAGGTGAAAAGAAAGGTGAAAAGTTCCGCGTACTCGAAAAACACTATTGGCGAGGCCTTAACTTTGCCCATCACGTTAGCGAAATTCAAAAGGTCTATTCACGTTATCGGGTGACCTATATTGGCGTTGATACCACGGGCATTGGTGCTGGGGTGTTCGACTCGATTAGTACCTTGTTTCCGCGTGAGGCTACGGCGATTCATTACAGTGTTGGCAGTAAAACCCGCTTGGTGCTGAAAATGATTGATGTGATTGAAGGTGGCCGCATTGAGTGGGATGCCTCACACAAAGACATTGCCATGAGTTGTTTAGCGATACGACGAACCACCACCGACACTGGCGGGGCCATTACCTTTAAAGCCAGCCGCGACAATGCTACTGGCCATGCCGACGTATTTTTTGCGATTGCCCATGCGGTGATCAACGAACCCCTTAATTATGAACACAAGAGATCATCATCATGGACAATGCAACACTAACTGCCGCGAACGACGACACAGCAAACGAGACTGAGCAACCGAGCAGCAACGCGCCTGTGGTGTTTAGTTTGCCTGAACAGGTGATGCCCAATATGTGGCTAACCGATTACGATTCGCTTTATTACAACTCAAGTGATGAATATTGGGAGCCACCTATTGATAGGCATTTACTGGCTAACCTTGTTCGCCGTAATGCGCAACACGGCGGCATAGTGCAAAGCCGCGCCAATATGGCTGCATCGCGTTTTGTATCTGGCGGTATGAGTGCCCAAGAAGTGGGTGCCACTTTTTTAAATTGTGTCCAGTTTGGTGATGTGGCGTTAGTGAAGATCCGCAACGGTTTTGGGCAAACGGTGCGGTTGTTTCCGTTGCCCAGTTATCGCACTCGCGTGGGTAAAGATGGTGGTGCGGTGGTGTTAGAACGTGACCAACAAGTTAAGCGTTATAAGGCCAAAGACATTATTTGGGTACGCCAGTATGACCCTGTACAGCAAGTGTATGGTTGCCCCGATTATTTGGGCGGCTTACAAGCAGCATTGTTAAATGAAGATGCCACGTTATTTAGACGCAAATATTACATTAATGGCGCTCACATGGGTTTCATTATGTATGCCACCGACCCGAACCTAGACCCCAATGTTGAAAAAGACATTAAAGAGAAAATTCAAGACTCAAAGGGCGTGGGCAACTTCCGATCACTGTTTGTGAACATTCCCAACGGCAAAGAGAAAGGCTTACAGATTATTCCCGTGGGTAATTTTGAAAGCAAAGACGAGTTTATGAACGTTAAAAACGTGTCTGCTCAAGACGTATTAAACGCGCACCGTTTCCCCCCTGGCTTAGCCGGTATTATTCCGGCCAATACTGC